AGGTCAATAGGATTTCAGATTACAGCAGGCACGGCAGCTAAATTGATATTTGAGCCTGACGGTAATATACAGATTATTGACCCTAGCGGAAGCCAATTTTTTTCAAGTGGCATTACTGGTGCAGCAACGCATGAATTTGATTATGCAAAGGTTAGAAGCTCTTTAATTATTGTGCATAGAAGCTTTTTACCAAAAGAATTAAAAAGAACATTTAATATAAGCACTTCTTTGTGGGAGTGGAGTATTGCGAATTGGGCTTTTAAAGATGGACCGTGGGAAGAATTAAATTTAAACCCTCAATACAAGTTTAGACCAGAGGCGGATAATGCTAGCAACTGGGACCCAGTACCATCTAGTGGAGGCGGATTTATCGGTACGGGAAATTTAAAAATCGTAAATAAAAATGATAATCCTGTAAATTGGATTGGTACATCGGGAGCTTTATTTGATGCTTTTAGTGTAGGAAGAAAAATCAGATTTAGGCAAGTAAATTATTCTACTAACCCGATTGAAGAAAAATGGGCGGTATTTACAATTAATTCTAAAAATACAACAGACGTTAATGTTACGGTAGACCCCGAATATCCTTTTTTACTTGCGGGAGTTAATCATCATTCTAAAAATTGGCGGTTAAGTGCATGGTATCCAAACAATTACCCTGACAAAGTAGCACTTCATCAAGATAGATTATGGTTTTTCCGTGATGGTTGGTCATGGGCTACAATGGGAAGCAATTTAGATACCTTTAGCCCTTCTATACCAAGTTTAAATGACGACACTTATCAAGTTACTAATGATTCAGGTATTGCAGTTGAAGGCATTAATCCGACTACTACTACAACTCAATGGGCGGTAAGCTATCAAGCCTTGCACGTTGGGTTAGATGGAGGCGGGCAAATTATACAAGGACAAAGCACTTATAGTGGGATAACTCCAAGCACTGTAAGTATTGCAAGGCAGCACGGTTTGCCTTGTTCTAATGTAAAACCAGTATTAGCTAACTATTTATATTTTGTGGATAGCTCAAGGCAAAAGCTTTACAGACTTGAATATCAATATTTGTATAATGCTTTTTTGCCTAAAGAAATTACGGAGAGCGATAGAGATATTCTATTTCCAGGTGTAAGGGATATGACCTTTGTAGCTTTCCCGTGGAAAATGATCTGGGCGACACTGGAAGATGGCACTATTGCAGTTTGCACGATAGATGATGAGGAAAAGGTCTTTGCGTGGTCAAAAATTGTTTTAGCGAATAATTATAAAGCTCGTTATATTTTCACAGTAAACGAAGATTATGATTTTCCTTCTAAACCGACAATTTATATTTTGACGGAAGATAGTTTACTTTTAAGTTTTGGGGATATTACAGTTAGAAAAGGCGTAAGTACAAGCCGTTTGACTAATACGGACAGTCCGCCTTATTATGCGACTACTGCTTATAAGCCAAGAGAATACGTTGTAGATTTAGCTTTAGATGCAAATGCTGGTACACCTTACGACCTTTCTAGCTTAACGTCTACTTACTGTCTAGTAGATAAAACAACTTATGCAAATTATTTAACTAAATCTGAAACGATAACACCAGCAAATGATTATCAAGTAGGTGCAAGCTTTTATGCTTCTATGAGATTAAAACCAGTAGATTATATTCAATCTCAAACGTCAAATAAAAAAGATTTAAAATCATTTCAAAGAATATTTTTTAATTTAGTAGACTCAGGCGAATTTCAGATAGCAGAAGAAAATACTATGCCCGAGGGGGCTTTAGTATGGAAAGATGTTAAGTTTTGGGATGCAAACAGTAATATAACTACTCCACCAGCTTTATTTACGGGAGAAAAAGAAATAGATTATGGCTCAACTCAAACTTTTAAGCCTACTCTATTAATCAAGCAAACAAAAAATGTACCATTCCAAGTAAACTCAGTAAGCTATGACATTAACATTAACGAGATCAAGTGATAAATTAAATCAAATAGATGATCCTTATGTTCAAGATAGATTAAGGGAGCGAGGCGTTGAAACTTTAGCTTTAGAGGACGGGGATAAACTGCTTGCGATTGCTACTATTTATTCAGATTTTACTTGTGATTTTATTTTATTGGAAGAATTATCAAACTTAGGTAAACTTAAATTTCTTAAGGAAATTAGAAAAAGCCTGAAATTGACAGAGGAAAGTATCTTTGCTTTTTGTAAAAAAGAAGGAATTAAGGAAAATCGCTTGTTAAAGTGGCTTGGTTTTAGACCCGCAGGGGAAATTCACGAGTATAATGGTTATATATGGTAGACCCAGTAACAGCAGCGATGGCGGCGAAAGCAACAGTAGATTTTGCTAAAGGCATATTTGGTGCTATTGCCGCAAGAAGAAGAGCGAATTATGTTAGTAAGCAGCTTCAAGAGCAAGATAAAATGATTTCAATTCAATGGAATAGAAAGGCTACAGATGAAGCAACTAAAGTTATTGGTACTTTAGGAGATAGAGGGATAGGCTTTTCGGGTTCTTCTTTAGATTTAGTTTTAGATACAAGCTTTGATGTTTTGCTTCAAAAGCAAGCACAAAAGAGGCAGATTAGAGCAGAGATCGCAAAAACTCAAGTAACTGGAAGCGAACAAGCTCTAGCTTCTTTGGGTAAAGGACTTGGGGATGCGACTGGTACTTATGCTGAATATGCCGTTAAAAATGCTAAAAGTCCAGCAAGTGTAAAAGAGGCTCAATAATGGGATACGCATTTTTTGGTGGAGTAGCGGAAGGTTTACAGCCAAGTTTAAACAAAATAGAACAAATCGTAGATCAAAGGGTTGAAACAGAAAATAATATCGAAGCTGTTAAACAGTTCAATGATTTTAGCGTATCTTACGAGCAAGGCTCAATTAAAGACCAAGAAACTTACAATTATGATGGCACTTACACCGAAGCTCAAAAAGTAAAATATAACACTTTAAAAACTGCTTTTTTAAATGGTATTAAAAATAAAAATACAAGATTAAAATTCGAAACCCTTGCAGCAAGAGCAGAAGGAGATTATTTAAGTAAAGCGACTCAATGGGAGGCAGGGGTTAGGCAACTTAAAACCAAGTCAGATGCTTTAGACAATGAAGCGGTATCAAGTGGTTTTATTTTTAATGCTTCAAATACTGGTACATTGCAAGATGGGCAAATTGAGTTAAATAAACAATGGGAGAATTTAAAAGTCTCACTAGATGGGTTATCAGCAGAAGATCGCATAAGAACTGAACCAGTAATGAAAGACAGGCTAGGGCAGGCTTTTATTAGCGGTGCAGAAAAGAAAATTTTAAAAGATTTTGCAGAAGCGAGAGGCTTTATGACCGAAGCCGAAGCGATGAAGCAGCTTGATGAATTATCAACATTTATCAGAACGCAACCTTTAGGTTTAGCTCCAGAATCAGTATCAAAATGGCTTAATCATATAGAGGATTTACAAAATACACAGTTAAATAAACTTGGGGATTTAGCTAAAGCCGCAGTGAAGCAAGAGCAGGAAGGCTATTTAAAGCAGCTCCAAAGCGGGGATATTTCAAGAGACATACAACAAGAAGAAAGATTTAAAGCTTATGCGAAAAGCGAAGATGAATTAAATGATTTAACTAAAACATTTGACTTAGCAGGGAAAGCAAGCGAGGCGGCTATCGCTTTAAAGCAAGGTGGTAATTTAGCTTTTGTTCAAGATAGTTTAGTTGAGCTTAGAGAGCAGCAAGCAACAGCGAATGAAGAAGGGCGTTTTGATGATGCTCAAAGAATTACAGAGCAGATAGCTTTTATGGAGAAAGCTTCAAGTGAATCAATGAAAGCGATTTTAAAAGACCCAGCAGGGGAAGCGGTTAAGGCAGATAGCTATATTAAACAGCTTAAAGATTCAGGGGATAGAGCAGGCTATTACGATGCAGTTAATCAAAAGTTTTCTAGCCTTGTTGGCAGAACACAAGTTAGCCCGCTTACTGATACAGAAACGCAGGCTATCGTTAAAACTTTATTGAGTGGGTCATCTGATGAGATCGGGGCAGTAATTCAAGCTTTAGAAGCTTGGGATTTTCCTTCAAGATCATTAGCTGGAACAAGCAGCACACCGATGGATATTGCTATCAGTAAGATTAGTGCCGAAATGGTTAAGGATAAAAACCAGATAGAAGGTAAAACGAAACTTAATCAGGCATTGGCTTTACTGTGGTATGGCGATGACAGTAAAATAAGAGCGAACTTAATAGAATATATTAAAACCCCAGCCGATACAGTAGCAGGAATAACAGATAGCAAGATTAATGAAGAGACTGAAAAGCAGTTAGGGAAATACTTTAAAGGCTTTCAAACTCAATCTAATTTAGCAGGTGGCAGAACTAATTTTATTGCAGCGAATAGGGGGATTATAAGAGACTTAGCTAAACGAATAGCAGCTAAAGATGGCATTTCAAAAGGAACTAATAACGAAAGCCAGCTAGTAAGCCGTGCTATTGAATTAACAGTAGGGCGTAAATATACTACTCAAGATAAGGGAGGCAATCCAGTAGCCATATCTAAAAGCTTTGCGACACCAGAATATCTTAAATTTCTAGGTGATAAAAATATACATGCTGAGGCAGCTTTAGATCAGTTATATGGTGCTGATGCCAAGCGTGGTAATTTATGGGAAGCGGTAAGCGGGCAGGCTCAAGGTAGTGATATGGTAGCTCCTTTTGCTAAAACAATTAAAGATAAAGCTTTAGAAGAAGTCCGTTTAGAAGCCACAAAACAGGGAATAAAAACAGATGGCGTAGATTTAGAAAAGCTTGGAGTTAAGAACTTTACAAGCGATAAAACAATGCAAAATACAGGCTTTCTTAAAGAGCTTGAAAATGCTCCATTATTTAAGGGAACAGCAAAGCAATCTAAAGCAGGGTGGGATTTTAAGCAGTTTTCAGGTGGTTATGGTTCAGCAGTACCAGAGGGAACAGTATTAACCGAAGAACAAGCAAGCGAGCTTTTTTCAAAAGATATTAAGCGATTTGAAAAAGAAGCGAATCGCATTCAAAAAAGAAGGCTTGATATAACAGGGAAGGGAATGAGTCCGAAACAATATGATGCTTTAGTCTCAGCACTGTATAATCTTGGTACAGACCCGAAAGCTACAAGATCATTAAGAACAGCAATAGAGCAGGGCAGGGATAAAGAAGCCTCTCAAAATTTTCTTTTATATAATAAAGCAGGTGGGAACGAAGATACAGGGCTTATCGCACGCAGGGAAAAAGAATCTAGGTTATATGCAGAAGGCACAGCAGAATTGAATGCAGTAGTCTCTTTAACTTCAGAGCAAGAAAAATTAGTAGCGATTAGGGAAGAAGTTTTAAATCGTAAATATAAAGCTGAAATTAAGCAAAATGGAGTATTTAAGCCAATAGGGAACACGGGTACAGCGAGGCTTTACATTAAATACAATATTCCAGGTATGGCAGAGCCTAAATTAATGCCTTTAATAACAGGCAGGCAAGGGGCGATAGCTAAATATTTAGATGTTCGCTTTGATGAAGTTAATAAGTATATACCAGTAAAAAAGGTATCAAGTGAAATTTCTCCTTATGGAGCAGCATTTAAAGGTTTCTAATGGTCGAGATTAACATACAGACATTTGATAATTTAGAGGTTCAAACTGACCATGATTTATTTGCTTATGATGGTGGCTATGAAGCGGCAGAGAGATTAGCTCAAGGTTTTCATGCAAATACGGCTACAGCATGGGGGCTTCAATCAATCGCAGAAACAGCTTTAAGGGGAATGCAAGCTTTAGGGGTAGATGATAATTTACTTAGTGCAGATGAAGCAAATAAGGTTTACGGAGTAGAAGGGAAATTATCTTTTAATAGTCCAATCCCTGAAAGCGTAGCAAGCTTAAGATACAACAAATATATTGATAATACGGCACGAAGGGAGATTTTAGATACTGCGGCACGGGACAATCACGGGCTTGAATGGTTTTTGCAGGGAAGTTTAGAGAATTTTGTACCAGCAGCTTTAGAGGCAGGGTTATTAGGTTTTGGTGCAGCAGCGACAATAGGAAAGGCGAGTAAATTTATTTTAGCTTCTAATCGTCTTGCTAAATTTGCTCCAGCAGTTAATGCGGCGGTTCTGAATCCGTTTACTTTGGGTGGCGGTATGACTACAGGAATAGTAAGAGGTGTAGTGGGTGAAGGGCTTTTAGAACTAACAATTCAATCAGCAATTAGAGATCAAGCAGAGCGTAACGGCTATGAGTATAACGATTTAATCGGTTTAGCAAGTATTGTACTTGGTGGTATTGGTGGCGGTGTCGCTGGTGGTGTTATTGGTGCTGGTGCGATTGACCGAATGAAGCCTTTATTTGATTTTCTCAATGGAGAAAAGGTTTTAAAAGATGTTGTTGAGGGCGGAGTAATTTCAGTTGATGCCGTAGCAGCTTCCACAGCTAAAATGATGGCAGATTTAGAATTAGGTAAAGTAACTGATCCTGATGTTATCAAGGCTATTTTAAGAGTTAATCAAGCAGAAACCACAAGGGGTTATTTATCGGGGTTAATTGATAACGGCGATTTTAGCGGGATTATTTCTAAAACAGAGTTTGAAGCATTGGATGATTTAGCTTTAGCTGAAAGAAGAGATGAATTAATTTTTAAAGCTTTTGTTAAAAAAAACAATATAGGTTCAGAAATTTTCAATCGTTTAGAAGGTGTCGGACAAAGACTTAATGAGGTTCAAAAGCAATTAGAACAGTTAGAAGCGAGGCAAATATTAAGCCCTGATACTGATTTAACTAAATCAATAGATGAATTAAGAATACAAGAAGATGAATTAATTAAAGCTCAAAATAGTGAATTTCTTAAGATAGTTGATAGAGCATTTTTGCAGGCTAAAGAACAAGGCTTTGATTTGTCTAAAGCTATGATTAGCGATTTTCGTTTAATTAAAGGTACTGGTAAAGAAATTGTAGAAAGAAATTTTGAGAATTCAGTTTATGACAGGATTTTCAAAGCCTTAACAGAAGGCAAGTTAAACATTGAATCTTTTAAAAAGAATTTTGATATTCCGCCGAATAGCTCTTTTTTAAGAGCTTATACCTCTAAAGATGGTTTACTGCAATTAGATCAATTAATAGATGAAGCGATACAAGATAGTGGTCTTGACCCGCTCACGGTAAGAGATGAAATTATAGACCTTTTTAAAGAAAATTCCGAAAGCCCTTTATCTTACTTTAAGAGAAAAGAAGTACAGCGTTTAAAAAATGTTTTAGCCGATAATGTAATCCCAAGAAATAGTGAATTAGCTAAAGAAATTGATGATCTTAAGCTTAAACTGGAAGACCCGAACATAAAGCCTAAAGAGGCTACACAAATTCAAGAGCGAATAGCTGAACTTTCTGAAATGTATGTAGGTGAGGGTAAAGCAACTGCAGCTTTTAATAGTGTAGATGAAATGACCTTAGATAATTACATGGATATGTATAAAGCTTTATCAGGAAAGATCAAAGCTTTAAATCCTAATACTAAAGATTTTTTCAATTTAGATGTAGATACTCAAGCTGATATAGCGAATTTATTTAGATTAATTAATCCGAATACAAATGATTTCAAATTTAAAGGTTTATTGAATTTATCTGATGATGAAATACGAGCAGCTTATAATAAGCTTATTTTTGGAAAACAAAATTTAAAATCAATGACAATGGAAGAAGCTCAAGAGGCTTTAAAAACAAGTTTTAAAGAAGCAGAGGGGGCAGCAGAGCTTGCAGCTTCTTTAACTAAAGAAACAGATGAGCTTAACGCAAGCTTAGAAAGCTTGAAAAATGCAGAGGATGCAGACTTAGAAACTTTACTTAAAAATGCTAATGTCTCAGAAGAAGAGCAAACCAGAATTTTAAAAGAAGTTTCAGAAGACCCTGACTATCAAGCCTTAACCAAAGAAGAAGGTGAGGTAAAAGGATTAGTAGAAGGCTTAAACTGTTTAATGAGGGCTAAGTAATGAGTTTAGATAAATGTATTGCTGAAATAACTAAAGTCGGTAACATAACCGAAGATCAAGCAAGGCAGATGCTTGCAGATTTAGAGCGAAAGCTGGGAGAGTATAACGATTCAGAAGATTTATATAAAGTTTTAAATGCAAAACTCGCTCAACAAGCAACTTCTAAAATGATTAAAAGAATGTCGTATATTGAAAATGCGATTAAAGCAAAAAAAGGGGCAGATTTTCTTAAGGCTTCTGGTGGGGGAAAAGGTAGATTTGCTTTTGATGTAGCGATTACAAATTTTATTAACAGGATAACAAATAGAAAGGATGTTATCGAAAAGGAATTTCATACTCTTGTTAGCGATTTATACCAAAAGGAATTTGGTAAAGGTGCAAACTTTAGGGAGTTTTTTAAACCTGGGCGAAAGCACGACACTAAAAAGCTTGCAATGTTTATTTCAGAGCTTGCGGATAAACCAGCAGGCAGAGCATTAAACAGCTTATCAGATGAAGACCAAGCACTTTACAAAATGGCTAAAGTTATTAAAACGACGAATGACCATTTAAGGGTAAGACTAGAGCGTGCAGGAGTTCCAATAGGTTATTTACCTGGACGGATTGGCTTTCAAACTTGGGATACTATAAAGATTGCAGGGAAAGAAGAAGAATTTTATTTAAACGCTTTAGCTAAATTTGATTGGAAGAAAATCGGGGTAATAGGCGGAGAAGCAAAGAAAAGGGAATGGCTTAAAACTTTAGTTCTTGAAATGCAATCAGGAATTGAAGCAGAAGGGGCAGAAGATTTAGCAAGTTTTACGGCTAAAGAATTAAAATCAAAGCAAACTAATTTAAAATCAGGATTTGATTTTCAAAATATTTTAGCTAAAAAAAGAGAGATATTTGTTAAACCCGAATATTGGGATGAAATGCAAGAGCAGTTTGGAGGGGGGAATATTCTAACAAATTTCCAAGAAGCAATCACAAAAGCCGCAAGAAATTTATCTTTAATAGATCAATTAGGAACGAATCCCGAAGCAGGATTTAACCGAATTTTAGAAAGATTTTCTAAAGAATTTCCAGAATTAAATAATAAAAATGGCGAACATATAGCTAATTTAGCTAATAATCAAAATTTAGCAAACTCACTAAAAGAAGCTTTAGGACAGTTAGATAGACCTAAAGATTACATGTGGGCGAGGACTTTTCAATCAGCAAGAAAATTAGCAGCAACTGCCAAGATGGGCGGCTCGCTGATAATTAACATAGCGGATGTGGCAGTAAGGGCGATGAGAAGCTCACAGGTAGCAGGCGGTAATCCAGCTAGGCAAATTCAAGTTTTTACCGAAGAGCTTTTAAATGGCTATAAACTAACTAAATCTTTATATGGGGACAATGTAGCAAAACAAATATGGGAAACAGCAGAGGAACACTTAGAAGATAGTCTATTCGATTTGTCTCGTAAGTATCGTTTTGCTGATATCGGTGGCTCAATGACAGAGGTTGGGGGCAAATATAATATTTCAGGATTTGATAAAGCTTTAAATGCTTCTGATAAATTTAACGATGCTGTTTATTCTTGGAACGGGATGGAAATGCTAACTTTTGCTAACAAGAAAAATTCTTATGTGTCTATTGGTCGAGACTTTGGACATATTGCAGATCAAGGTTATGATTCATTAGAGGATATACATAAATTTTGGCTTGCTGATACTGGTATTGAAAAAGAAGCATGGGATTTAATCAGAACTAAAGCGGTCAAATCAGAGGCAGGTAGAACTTACATTACTCCTGATGCAGCGAATAATTTCACTAAAGATGAAATTTTAAGTTACTTAAAAGCTAAGGGCGTTCAAAATCCTAGTAGTATGGGGATTCAAAAGGCAAGAGAAGAATTACAATTATCTTGGCAAGCGGCTTACGGACGTGAAGCAGATAAAAGGGTTTTAAGTCCAGGTGCAACGACTAGAGCATTTTTTACAAGGGGTTCAAGGCGTGGAACTTTAAGCGGTGAACTTTTGCGAAACTTTGCACAGCTTAAATCTTTTCCAGTGGCTTTAGCTCAAGAAATAATTCTTCCTGCCTTAGTAAGAAAACAGCACACCTCACTTAGTGCATTTGCGGTAACCTCTATAGCTATGATGACGGCTTTAAGTGCAGTTAAGGATATATTAGCGAATAAAACGCCAAGAAAGCTTTATCCTGAATCAGATGATGATATGGGGATTGTTATTAGTAATTGGGGTGGTATTTTAGGTTCAGCAGCAGGCTTGCCTTTTGCAAGCGAAATTATATCTACCGCAACGAAAGCTTTTACTGAGGGGTCATCTAGTGCTATGGGTTCAGCAGGAAAGACTTTATTAGGTTTAGCTGGTCCAGCTACAGGAGATTTTCTAAGTACTACTATCATGGATATTCCCTCAATGTTAGGAGATTTAGCACAGGGAGAGCCAGAGAAAGCAGCTAAAACGGCTGGAAATATGCTTACTAATGCTCCATTCATAGGACCTGCTTTATATGGGCATTTTCTTTCAAGAACTTTTAAAGCTACAATTTATAATTCCTTTTTTGAATTGTGGGACCCTGACTATTCAGATAGATTATCTGATAACGCAGAACGTCAAGGCAGTGAATTAATATTTGAATAACCCTATAGTTCACTATAGAGTTTAGAGGTATAATAAAAACATGACCGTCGCAAGTGTTGCTACGACTCAAAGATTTAATGGCAACGGCTCACAGACGAGCTTTAATTTCCCCTATCCTTATTTTGCAAATACTGATTTTAAAGTTTATATTGGTAATACCCTTCAAACTTTAACAACTCATTACGCGGTAAATCCTACTGGTTCATTATCAGAAGGAAAATATCCAGGTGCAAACATTGTTTTTGTTACGGCTCCTGTAGCTGGTTCTTTAAACGTAAGAATATCAAGAAGAGTAACAGCAGTTCAGAATACTGATATTTCTAATGTAACGCAGCTTAACACTACTGATGTAGAAACTACTTTAGATAAAGTTGTTATTATTGCTCAAGATTCAGTTGATAGTGCTAATCAAGTTGTGGATAGTGCTATTAGTGCAGCGGTAGCAGCAGCAGAGGCGGCTATCGTTGGCGATGTAAGTGCAGCGGCAGCAAGTGCAGCGAGTGCTAGCAGTTCAGCAAGTACCGCAACAACTCAAGCGGGGATAGCGACTACTCAAGCAAGCAATGCTAGTGGTTCTGCTAGTTCTGCTAGTTCGTCAGCGACTTTAGCAGGTAACTACGCTAGTTACACAGAAGACAATTTAGTACCAGGTGGTTCTGGCTATTCAGCTCTTCATTGGAGAAACAAGGCAGAAGATCAGTATTTATTAGCAGCAGGTTTGATTGAAGCGATAGATGATTTAACGGCAGGCGTTTATTTAGCATGGGAAAGTAGAACGTCTAATTTTACTGCGGTATATGGTGGCAGGTATTTTGCTAATACTACCAGTGGTGGTATAACTGTTACTTTACCAAGTAGCCCAAGTGTTTTAACAGAAGTAGAAATATTCACTAATGCTACGGAAGATAACCCTTTAACTATATCTAATAGCCCAGTGGCTTTATCTGGTTATGAGTCTATCCCTTTATTAGTAACGAGAGTGGCGTTTTTAAAACTAAAATATGACCCTGTTTTAACTAAGTGGGTATGGCTCAATTACAGTGAAGCTCCTAAAAGATTTAGACAAGTAGCAACTAATTTAACATCGAGTACCGCAGGTGAAGCTAGACCTGGTGACTATATTTATGTTGATAGCACTAGCGGTGCTAGAAGTATTGACGCTCCTTATGGGACTAACTGGCCTGAGATAGGTGATGAATTTACCATAGTAGATCATAAGGGTACATTTGCTACAAATAATTGCACAATAGTTTTCAATCCTAAAAAATTAGAAGGTGTGGCACAGAATTTAGTGATTAGTCAAAATGGTTTATCTTTTACTTTTAGGTATATTGACGATACAACAGGATGGACTTGGGTAAGGTGATTTTATGAGTATTAATGCAACAGAATTATATCCGTGGATTGGTGGCAGTGATGTAAAAATGGGCCCTATGAATTTTGACGGGTTTTTAAATCCAGCTTTTACAGGAAGCACGGATAATATTATAAACGTTTTTGACCGCACCCCCGATATTGACAGTGGTATTAGCTGCCCTTATGTAAGTACATCAGTAGACTTAGCAGCCAATGTTTCAGCTATTACTGCAATGAAAATAAAGAATAATGGTACCAGATTATATGTACTAAGAGGTTCTACATCTACTATATTTCAATATAATTTATCTGTAGCTTACGATGTGAGTTTTGCTAGTTTTATAGGGTCGTTTGCTGTCAACGGTGTGGTGGGTACTGCTTATGACTTCGATATCTCAGAGGATGGTACTAAGTTAATAGTCTTGGGTAATACCTCGGCTAACACTTTATACGAGTACACTCTTAGTACGCCTTGGTTAATATCTAGTTCTGTTTACCAGTCTAGAAGCCACTCTATAAATAGCCAAGATACGCAGATGAGACATATAAAAATTTCCAAAAATGGTTTGCGTTTACTAGCTTTTGGTGATGCTAACGATTCCATTTTCCAGTACACATTAGGCTCTTTATATAATCTAACGTCTGTAACTTACAACACTAATATAAACCTAAGTTCGTTAATAACTAGCCCAGGATTTTCTAATATTCGAGGGTTTACCGCTACGAATAACAATACACGGTTACTGGTAGCTTACACGCAAACTGGTGGCGGGCAAGAATTAATAAGAGAGTTAAATTTATCTGATGACTTACTCCTGAGCGGTGCTTCTCAGGGTAGACTTACTAGAGTTAACCTGCCTACAGGAGGTGCGATTGCAGGAATAGAAGCTTCCGACACTTATGATACTAATAAAAACCTTATACTTTACGGGGATGCATCAGCACCAACCATAGCTAGAACATTATTAAATCTTAAACCAAAAGGTTTTTGGATAGGTAATTTTTTAATGGGTATAAGGTTTAACGGTTCTGTATCTGGTGAGACTAGATTAAAGAACATAAATATTAGCACTGGACCAAATTTAACAGCTTACAATGGTATCAATAATATAGATTTCATGGCGTTTGAGCCTACACAAAACATAAGAAATTTGATTCAAGTACCACTGGATTTCGTTACAGATGTTAGGACTAAAATAGATGCTATTATTTTCCCAGCATCCTCACAGACTAACGTATTCAATCTATCTTTAGGGTTCAGACCAATACTATAAATTATAAAATTAAAAACAGGAGACCAATAAATGGAAACATACAAAAAACAAGAAATAGTAAACATTAACGGAGTAGATTTAGATTTAGAAACTTTAATCTTTACTGAATTTGACCAAGGGGATACTTTATCTAAAGTTTTTCAAGGACTTAAAAAAGATAAAAAGAAAGGTTTAACAACTTTTACTTATAAGGATAATACTTTTTTTGCTACTTACGTTAAAACCAATGGCGTTATTGACGGAGAGACTAACGAGAAAGAATTAGTTGAGGTCGGAGCGGCTTTATTTTCAGCAGAAGTTAAGAAAGTTTTTGCGGCAGACGATAAAAAAGAAGATAAGAAAGAAGATAAAAAGGTAGGCGATAATGGTTGAATCTTATAATGTCAATGGCTCAAGAAGACCATTCCCAGCTTTAGAAGGCAATGATGGGAATTACTACCCGATAACCGTAGAGGGAGCTTTAGACTCGCTCGGCAATTTAGTTTCTTCTACTGGTGGTGAAGACGTTCAAAAATATGGGTTTTCAAAGGTAATAGCATCTGGCATAGACCCAGAGCTGGGTGCTGTTATATCTACTGGTGCTGGTCAAACCGTGTCACAATCAGCTGGTAACTTAGTTTTAGCAGCAGGTACAACGATTAACGCAGAAACAATAATCCGCTTACATGGTTTTGTCTCTTCTGAGTTTACCGCTCAAATAAACTCTTTATTAAGCCAAAGAGTGGCTAACAACAATTTCTTTTTTGAGTTAGTAGATGTTATAGGCGATGCTTTGGCAATAACAATAGTTAGTGCTACTAGCGTAACAGTTACTATCCCAGACAATCCCTTTACATCACAGAATGTAGGACAATCTATGTATTTAGGTGGTTACGCTGGTACTGGTGTATTCGTGCCAGGTAGGTACGCTATTAACGCTGTAGCTGGCAATGTGGTTACATTTACTGTAGCTGGTTTTACGGTTGGTGCAGGTACTTGCTCGGCTTTTGGCTGGAACTACCATCAGTTAAGATATCAAGGCGTAACCGCAACCAGTGCAGACTATGATACACAACGTAATGGCTGGAATACTGGTTTTACTGCGGCTACCATAAATACAACAGCGTCACCAGGGCATGTAGCGTTTTTAGTAAATGAGCAGTCTGGAGCTTTATTGTCAGATGCGTTAGTCGCTTCTAGTGGTACTTTGGTAGCTAATACTCAAAGAGCATCAAGAAATAATAATGTACCTTTCGGTGAAACTAACTTAAGAATCCAAATAAGAATGGTGAACGGTACATCAGCCCCTACCGCTACGACTTGGACTATTAATTTAGTAGAGTTAAGAAAACGTAACAGTAAGGCAGTGAGCATTAAAGAAATAGATATAGTTAATGCCCGTCAGCCCTTGCCAGTAGTTTTAAACAATTCTTCGGCGGTAACTGTTGCTTCTGGTACTGTAACCACCGTAACAACAAGTAATGGAAGAAATATCCCTAATACTTTAGTGACGGATGTAGCTTCTGCGGCTATCGCTGCAACGGCAAACACGGCAGCAATAATTCCAGCATCAGGCATTTGCTACGAAGTTAATATCCCAGTAACTGTAGTTACTGGAACTACTCCGACAATGGACGTGAACATCGAGGAATCTGATGATACTGGTACTAACTGGTTTGTCGTTTATTCTTTCCCTAGAATCACGACTACTGGTATATACCGCTCTCCATTACTACCTTTCAAGGGCAATAGGATTAGATATGCCCAGACTATAGGCGGTACAACACCTTCATTCACTAGAGCTATAAACAGGATCGAAAGTAATACTGGTTATATCGAAACTCATAATCAGCTATTTGATAGAAGCATTGTGCTCACTACCTTAAACAGTGTTACGCCTAGCTTAAATATCTCTAATGCAAGCGTAGCTCAATTAGTAATTAACACTGGTGCAATTACAACAACTGCCCCACAATTACAACTAGAAGGCTCTGATGACAACGGGGTTTCTTGGTATTCTATCGGTACGGCAGTAACGGCTATAGCGAGTACAACTGTAGCTGGACCTTTAGTTAGTACGAAAGCAGGACTATTGCGAGCTAGAGTTTCTTTAGCTGGGGTAGGCGTAACCGCGGGATATGTATTAATAAAAGGGTTTAAATCATAATGGAATATAAAGTTTATGAATTAGTTGATGGTGGCTATGCCCTTAAGAAAACATTTAAGGATAATGAGTTAGCGAAAGCTAAAGAGTTTTTGGCAACACTAGAAGTGGGTCACATCGAAAAAGTAACAGCTCTTGGCAGCGAAATATTAAACGTTGATTAAATGAGTGAAGTCGAGATTGCTTTCAAGACCTATGAGATCACCAGTATAATTGCTGCTATTATTGGTAGTGTTTTTACTGGCTTGATGGTCTTTAATGCCTTGGTTAATAATCCACGATTTAAAGCATTAGAGGACAAGGTAATCGCTTTTGAAGTAAAACACAACCGCTATGACGAAGATATTAGAAGCTTAAGAGAATCTATGATTAAAGTAGATGTTACGCTTAATGCGATAGAAAAAGGTGTTTCAGATTTAAAAGAAGAATTTAAAAAGTTTTTAGATAGAGAAGAAAGAAAAAGACAAAGAGAAGAGGATAAGCATTCTTGATTAGATATCGAAGGTTTGCTATACTTTTAAGCATACACTCGTTTTTTCGTTCGTTTGAATTAAAACCCTCTAATTAAAACCTAGAGGGTTTTTTATTTGCAATAAATATGTAAAGCCTTTTATAGTATTGGTTATGAAAGTTGCAAACATGGAAACGAAAAGAAAAAAAAATTACACGCAAGAGTTGTATTTTGATGTTATTGAAGAAATTAAAAAGCAGTATGGAGATGGTATTTTTAGGGAAAAGCCTGATCTATTCGCTCAAGTGGCTGCTTTGATGGGCGGAGACACAGCAGAAAAAAAAGCTAAAAGAAGAAGAGAAACTAGTATAGCGAATCTTAACAAAAGAAAGGATGTTAAGCCTTTACCTATATGGACTGGCAGGAGAACGACTATATTAAAACCTGAAAGTCAAGCTGTAAAAGACTGCATTTTGAAGCTAGGTGCTAATGGTGAATGGTTCACAAGATCAGATGCAAAGGAAGCGATTAAATCTGTTCTTACTAATTTGGAAGGGATAGACTGTACCATTCATTCACAGCTTGTGGTTTTACAAAGGCACGGAATCATTAAGAGGGTCGGAGAAGGCAGAAGCAAGATAGGTATAACAGGCAAGAAGAAGATTAACTATTATGCTTTATGTTAAGATACTTTCTGCCCACCATGTTATAAAGTCCACAAAAAAAAGCACCGCATTAGTAGTGCGATGCTTTTTGTAATCATTTCATTAAGAATAATAACATAAATAAAAAAACACCATGCTACTAACATGGTGTTTTTTTGTGTGGCAACGGTTAATCGCTCGGAAACATCA